ATACAATTATTTTTGATGAAGAAAAAAAAGTTAGTAAATATAATTTAAATAATTTTGAATGGTTAGGAAATTCAAACATAAATTTAATTGAAAAATTAATTTCTAAAAATAATAATTGTAATATATTATGTGATTTTAGTTATTCAAGATTAGATAAAAAAATTGTATCTAAAATTAAAACGAATGAATTCAAATATCCATTAATATATTTAACTCCATCTAAAGGAGTAAGATATATGTATAGTAAAGTTAATAATAAAGGTCATTTTAAAATACCAAAAGTAATTATAGGTGAAACTGGTATTGAAAATGCTATTAATGATTATGAAGGTGAATATGGTATGACGCAAGACAGTTTTGGTATTTTAATTAATGATAAAAATGAAGGAGAAGAAATATTAAAAGCTATTAAAAGTTTAAATTTTATTAATTTTATAAAAAAAAGTTGTTCTTGGAGTAATTTTAGAATTGATTACAGATTATTTAAAAATTTTAAAAAAGATTTTTGGAAAGAATTTATTTAATTTTGTATGTAATAAATAATAAAAATTGAATTAAATATTACATAACTTAATAATATAATTATGGAAGAAAACTTTAATACAACAGTTTATGATATTATTGAATATAATGATAAAAAATATTATATTGATGATAAATTAAAAAATATTTATAATGAAAATGTATGTTTAATATTACAATATGAAAATTACTCAGTTATTGGTAAATCAAATGAAGAAAATTTAAAATATTTTTTAGATAATAATATAATAAAATAATAATACAAAAAATAAAAAATTTATAAAATATTTATATATTAAAATGAAAAAAAAATATTTTTTAAAAGGAGGTAAATTACAAATGCCATTATTAAGAGAAACTATAAATCAAACAAATAAAGAATTTAATGAACTTATTAATAATGATAATAAAAAATTGCCAATGCCAATTATAGGTTCTAAAAATGTTATTATTGAAGAAAATAATAAATGTTCTCCTTCTATGGGTTTTGTTAGTGGTTCTTGTATTCCTTTATCTATTTTGCATAAAATTGCTGAAACTTATAATGAAACTACTAAAAATAAAATAATACTTATTGGAGAAGATGGTATTGATGAAAAATATTTAGATAAATACAAGTTATATTTAGTTAATGAATTACAAATAGCATTAGATAAAGACCAAACTAAATGGAGTGAATATGATTTTATGGATAAATTAGATAAAAATGTTAAAGAAATTTTAGAAAAAAGTATTTTTAGAATAGAAGGACCAAATAAACAATTTGAATGGATGGATTCAATAAGAATGACAATTGTTATGGAACAGTATGAAGATTTATATCAAAAATTTAAATATTTAGGTTCTGTCCCTCTTGATTTTAAAAAACATAGTATTTATAAAATTAAAGATATTGATTTCAAACAATTAGAAGATGAAGGAAAACACAGATTTGGATTAATTATTAATAGTGATAGACATTCTGGTTCAGGACAACATTGGTTTATGATGTTTTTTGATTTAGAAAAAGGTGAAATATATTTTATTGATTCGTGTGCTAAAAACCCTGAAGTATATGGAAAAGAAATTGAAGAATTTGTTGATACAATTAAACAATATCTTGAAAGCAAGGGATTTGAAAAAGAAGATATTATATATAAATATAATACAATAGAACATCAAAAAGGTAATAGTGAATGTGGTGTTTATAGTATGTATTATATTGAAAAATTTTTGGAAGGTAAAACATTTGATGAAATTACTAAAAATGTAATTACTGATGATGAAGTTAATGAATATAGATTAAAATTTTTTTCAAATATTCCTAAAAATTGGAAGAAACAGAATTAAAAATTAAAAAAGTTCATTTATTTCTTCAATTGTAAAAATAGAGCATCCTAAATTAAATAATTTTATGTATAATTCTCTATCATTATCAAAAGATTGTCTAATTGAATAATCATATTTAATTTGATTATTATATATTTTATTTTTAAGATATAAACATTTTTCATTTCTTTTTAGAAATAATCTAAACATTTCATTTTTATATGTAATATCACTATCTTTTATATTTTTTATAAAATTTTTATTTGTATTAATAAATGATTTTATTTTTATAACATCTATATTTTTCCTTTTTAAAAAATTATATATTTTACTTTGAACTGTTTCTTGAATGAATGGAGCATTATATGTATTAAACATAGCCCATTCAACATTATTATTATTTGGTGTTAATATATATTTTAATTTTAATTTATAATAATTTAATGTTAAACCATACTCCATACCTACTTTATTATTTACTTTTTCTCTTAAATTAAAAACTAATACTATTATTCTTTCTTTTTTTTTATAATTATCCATATTATAAATATTTGTATCTAATTCCTTGTTATAAGTGCTATACGAACTTCTACAATAACCACAAGGTATTAATGATTCTAATGATTTAAAAAAATTAAAACAATCATTTTTTTGTTTTTGACTTAAAATATCAGGAAGTGTAGAAATAAAACAATCTATTGATTTCCATACATTTGGACCAAAAATTATAGGTGTTATATTTTTGTGATGTGTTTCATTCATAATATATTATTATATATTTTAATCTTTTATTATTATATAAAAATTGAAAATTAATAAAAATAAATTATTATATTAAAAATATGGGTATTCAAAATTTTTTAAAAAATTTTACAACTTATAAATTAAATAATATAACTAATTTTGATTCTATATTTTTAGATGGTAATTATTTATTATATCAACTCATATATAAATGTGAAAATGATAATGATTTAAAAAATAAAGTTAATAATTTTATACATAATTTTGATTCTATAATTAGTATTAATGAATATGTATTTATTATTTTTGATGGTAATTATGATAATATTGAAGATATTAATCCCAAAAATCTTAGAAAAAGAATATATCCTGTTTCGGATGATTATGATAAACAACCTATTAAACCTGGAATGGAAATAATACAAAAATTTAAAAATTATATTAATAATTCAATTAAAAATCAAATAAAAAAAAAATTTCTAAAAACATTTCAAATTATTATTGATGATGATAGTAATCCTGGAGAGGGAGATATTAAAATACTTAATCATATCGAAAAATATAAAACTAAAAATAATTGTATTGTTAGTGGTGATTCTGATATGATTTTAATTAGTTCTGGATTATGTATTAAACATAATATTAATATTGAAATTATGAATAAACCAACTCAACTTGAATTTATTAAATATAATGATTATTATAATAATTATAATTATGATTTTATTATTATAATGCTTCTTTTAGGTAATGATTATTTACCAAAAATTAGTAATATTGAATTTGATATATTAATTAATGCTTACAAAAACTATAAAAAACTTTATAAGCATAAAATTATTGAGAATAACATTTTTAATAAAAATAATTTTTTTGAATATGTTTATACATTAATTTATTGTCTTAAAAATAATCCAAATAAAAAATTAAATTTTTCATTAAATAAAATTAATAATGAAAGAATTCAAAAACATTATAATAATATTTTATGGTGTTTAAAATTATATAAAGTTATTGAAAATAAAAATAAATATATAGAAGAAAAAAATGATAAAGTTATTAATATTTATAATTTTTATTTTTTGAAATAATTTTTATTTTTTGAAATAATTTTTATATATAATTATTATATATTATGAATACTGAAAATATGGATTGGAAAATGATTATGTCTGGTTCATCCGGTTTTTTATTATTAGTTTATTGGATCACTAATTCTTTTTTAACTAATATGAATGAAGAATGTAATTATTATTATCTTTTTCATTTAATTACTATTGCACTATTAATTGGCATGTCATATATTATTTCCACTGGTAATGAAGATGATATATCCACAAAAGTAGCATCATTTATGATTGTGATATTATTTATCTTTGTTTTATATTATATTTTGTCCCTTTTTATTAGTTAATTTTTTATAACTTAAAAATAATAAAATATATATTATTTTTAATGTCAAAATACAAAAATAATAATTTACAATTAAATGATATAAATAATAAATTATTATCATTGGAAAAAAAAGTTTCCAAAATTTTAAATATATTAAATTTCTTAACAAATAAAATTAATGATATGCATAATGATATTTTCACAATATCACCTAATTCTACTTTTGAAAATATAAGTCCTATATCTTCTCCAATAAAAATAAATAAAAAAATAACACGTCAATATTCGGATAATTCTGATAATTCTAATATTTATAATTATAGTTCTCCTGAATTATCTCCAAGAATAAATAATTACAGTGTAAAAGCTGTTAAAGCTCCAACTTATCACAAAGTTAATAAAACACACTTTTTACCCGATATTAAAAGAAAATCTTTACATTAAAAATTATTTTAAAGCACCACCTTTTGCTAATTCATCTGCACAATTATTACACAAACTATAATAATCATTTTTTCCTGTATGAGATTTTATATGAATAAAATTTACAATATTTAATTTATTTATTAATTTAACTGTTTTGTTAATTATATCTTTGTTTTTATATTCTTTTCCATTCTTTATCCAGTTCTTATACCATACTGTGAATGTTTTAATACTATATTCTGAATCTGAATATATATTTATTTTTTCTATTTCTTTTTTTTTTAATATTTTTTTACATATTTTTAATGATTTATATATTGCATATAATTCTGCTCTATTATTTGTTATTAAACCTTTATCAAACTTTTTACTTATATTATTATTTTCTCCATTTGGAAAATATACACCATATCCACAATATATTTTGCCCTTTTTTCTTGTTAATGAACCATCAGTAAATATATCAATATTCATATTATTATACTATCTTTTATAAAATTAATTAATCAATTTTTATATATTCAAAAATCAAATTAAATATACTAATTATTCAAAATTAATTTTTTCAATTCTATATTATTTAAAAAAAGGTTTTGAAATTAAAGAAAAACCAACCGATAAAATAGGAAATATAACATATATGATTAAAAAATTGAAATAATTAAATATATATTTATTATATACAAATAGTAAAAATGAAAGCGAAAATAATAAAAAAACCATTATTAAATGAAATATTAAATTTATCAAAAATATTTAATTTAGAAAGTCCAATTAATTTAAATGATTATAAATATATTATTGTATTTTGTGATAAACAGAAAAATATAATTGGATTTGTTAATTTTGTTGAAAATTATTATTTAGATTGCACTAAAACTTTCATTAGAGAAATATATTTTATCGACGAAAAATATTTAAATGCAATAATACAAAAAATGATTAAAGTAATGGAAATACAAAAATATTCATATTCTTATTTGCA